GGGGGTAGCTAGGGTGTGGTAGAGAAAAGCCCTCACAGAGGCACATGGTGCTTGTGAGGGTGGGGGGGGAAGATGTGTGTTAGTCCTGTATTTCGTATTTAACTCTTAACCAATCGTTATATCTTTTATTGTATTCGTATTGGCTTAATATGTTTTCTTCTTTGTAACGCTCTTTCTCTGTTATATATCTTTGATACATTCGATCTACAAATACTTGGAATCTGCTTCTTTCATCCTTGTAAGGTTGATTTAGTTTCATTCTTCTTTGCCTTGCAAAAATTCTTCTCGCAGTTGGGTGGCAAAGTTGAGAAATGCGGTTCGGTGTTGGTGCGTGTCAGGTATCCATGCCTTCTGGCGTTTTAAACCTTTGGCTTTTTGTTTCTGTTCGTACGATTTAACGTGTTTATAATTTGACATTTTCTTTCCCTTTTATTTGGTGTAAGGCGAAACTGGGGTTTTAGTTTCATTAAAGACCGGGAGTTTTTATGGTTTTGCTTTTTTCGTTAGTTAAAAACAAACCCTCTCTACCTTACGATTAATCGCTTAAAGACATATAATGATCGTCTATTGCTTGCGCTTCATCTTGCTCGGCTTGGATCATTTCTTCTTGCTGCTGTTTTAATAGCTGTTCTTTGCTTTCAATCTCTCTCTCTTTGCGTTCCGTGTTGAAGATGTCTTGCAAGGCCTCTATTACTAGCTGTTGATCTCCCAAGTTAAGATCACGAAAGCTAGAAATCACGCTTATTATCTTTTCATTAGTAGTCATTGGTTTTACCTCGCTTACTAATATTTCAGTTTTAGTTATTAGTGAGTCTTTCTCCATCTCGCTGAGTGGTTCGGACTCGATCATATTAACCAGATTGTTAGATAAGTTACTCATAATATCTATACTTTAATTCATAGTCCCTCATAAGTAAAGGGACTTATAACCTATCGTCATATAAAACAAAATCATCCGAACTTATCTCGAAATTACATTCAGGACAAAATGCGCCAGAAAAAAATAAACCTATATCTGGTTCTGCTTCTTGGTGCTCCAGTTCGCACTCACAATAGGGACATTCATTTGGTATACTCATTACTGGCTCTCCTTACCTAATACTTTGAATATTAAATCCCACGCTTTTTTATTAGGGGCTTGAAAGTCAATATTTTGCTTTAATCCTGTATTATGGATTTTTCTTCTTTTTGCTACCGATGCGTCACGCAAATGATGTTTGTATTCGTGTCCCCAAAAATATGCAATACCCATATATTTTTTCGTTCCGACAAATGATTCATCAAGTTTTAATAATTCGCATAATGATTCAAAAGCGATAGCGTTTAAATTTATATTATAATCACTCATTTTTGTTTACCTCTCTCTTTGTTAATAAAACTTAAATATTTAATTGCTAGGTTACGGCTTGGGAAGGTTTTGAGCTTTCCTCGCTCGATAATTTGATACTGGTTCTTAGTTATCTTTTTAATTTGCATCATTGCGCTGCCTCTCTTTTAAGATTCTTCTTATCTTTAAGATTTCATCCATTTTCTTATTGACTGTTGATGCTCGCATATAGCCGTGATCGTATTGCATTTCGCGTTGGATAAAATATATTCTATCTTCTAATTGTTGATTGTTGAGCTTGTTTAAATTAATTCTATTCATTATGCACCCTCCTCAATATCGTCTGGTGATAAAGCACTATCTCCGCCTGTATAATCAAGATCATATCCATTTAAATAATCCAATAACGCTTGGCATTTTGGTTTTATATTACTGTCGTAATCAGAATCGTCAGCTAATCTATTTGATAATTCTATTACTATTTCTTTGTATTGATTTAAATTAATCATGTTCTCCCCTTTCAATTTGCATTTCTACATCATCAATCAATTCATGTATATTTTCTATTTTGGTAATCAGATATTCCTTAAATTGTGTTAATTCTTTTAAAGACATATAATTTATGTTTGGGTTCTTTGGTGGTTTGTATTTATCCATTATCACCAGACACCTCCTCCTTACAAACATTACAAGTCATTACTATCGTTGGTTGTTCCCCTATTAAAAGCGAGCCACAATCAGGACAAGATAGAGTAGAGTTTTCTAGTTCAAAACACTTTAGACATAAAGTTCCTTCGTCTGTGTTGATTACATAAAAGTCATCAAAATCTGTAGTGTTTTCTGAATACTCGTCTCCACAATTAACACAAGTCCAACCATCGGGATAGGCATAAACAGCTTCTTCTTTAAATAATACTTTACTCATCGTTTTTCTCCTTAATATAAAAATCTACATCTTTAATGATTTATTGGTTTTACTTCTACTCGGTTGAGCGGAACTATCTCCGCAATGTAATTTGGTTGTTGGATTGGCTCGAAGTTATCTATAAAGGCTTGGGCCTGTTCTACTGTATCGAATATTCCAAAAGATGATAACTGCTGAATCTTATCTACTCCAAACTTCACTAGCACCGTATATTCATAATCCTGGTGCGGTTCGTTTTGCTTTGGATTGATTGAAACCACATTATCCATTGTTAACCTCTCTCTGTATTTTTAATCTGATATTATCAGCGCGTTCTATGGCGCGTTTTAATTCTGGCGAGATATTCTGCTGTTTTGCTGCCTTATTAAACTCTCGCCAGTCGTTTAAGATTTGTTTGTCTTGGTTAATCATGGCTTGGATAATATGCGCCTGACTTTATATATTGGACTGCATACCCTAATTGATAAGATACAATTCTTGGTTCTGCCTGTACTGTATGACCGAAAAAATTAATTTCTTTACCGATTAAACTATCTTTAATTTTTTCTGCATCCTCTCTTAAATTAAAATAATAAATACCTTTACTTATAGTTTTCATTCTCACTTTCTCCCGTTATTAAACATAATAGAACGCACCCCGTGGGATGCGCTCGATATGCTCAACAGCCGTAAATGGTTTCTATTGCTTCATCAAGGTCGAGTTCGTCTTTGTAATAACTCATGATAACCTTATCTTGATACCAATAACCCTCCACTTCCTCTGTCACTGTATTTATCCAGATATTAGGACCACCAAACGCCACCAATATACGCGCGCCTTTAAGCGTTCTATCGCTGTTTAATATCCACTCGAAATCGAGCGCGTCACTTAGATAGTCAAAACCACAACAACCAATTTCTTCATCCATTGGATCATATTCGCCAGTTTCGATTGTTTTGACTATATGTTGCACTTGATCGCGTAACATTTGTTCGCCTGTTTGTGTTACTGTTTCTATTGCTTCCATCTTATTTACTCCCGTTAATTAAAAGATAAGTTAATTATAATGAGTACCTTATATAATGCAAATATATATATATATGTTTTTATGGTGATATATTCCAAAATATGCTCGATTCGTTATATAATAGGGCTTGTGAGGGACTTATGAGAGGTTAAAATAATTTCATTATGGAAGAAAAAACCACCAAAAAACGCGCTAAATTGGGGAGAAAGCTCGGACGCAAGCCTATAAAAATTGAAGCCTCGGAAATATATGATCTGGCCAAGAGTGGCTTGGGCATTATGGATATTTGTCGGCTATGCAATAAGGGTAAGGGCATTGGATGGGACTTATTCAAAAGATTAAGAGATGATAAAAATACGGGAATAGCGGATGCACTTGAGCGCGGTATGAGCGAATCCGTTAAATTTGTAAACTACAAGCTGATGGAATCAATCAATGATGGCTCAGTACAGAGCATACAGTTCTTTTTACGCAATAGACGGCCCGAAGAATGGAATCATGATAATAAATCTACTGTTGAGCATACAATTGATCTGGCTAGCATAATAAGCGATAGACGCTCCGCACTCACTCACTCCACTGGCACACTCGCACCGCCCGCAGATGATGCACTCATTATCAACAATGAAGATTAAAGTTATCCACAGCGCGCGCAAGCCCGCAAGCAAGCAAGTGCCAGTGCCTGGTGCGGTTGTGCATAAGTTGCTAACAGTTTACACACAAGCAAAAAAGATACTCACAATTTATCCACAGATTTATCCACACCCCCCCATTGATTTGCGAGCGCGGGGTATTGTACATAGAACTATTGAACAAAAATTTTATTACTTTCTCGGATGCACTCGTCTTTTTCTCCTCTCTCCCGTTGGCGGGTGCATCCTTTAATGCCATGAAGTACGGAGCAGAACAAGAAAAACAACTGATGACTGAGCTTTGGTCTATAGACATCAAAGACAGTCCACTAAACTTTGTTAAGTTTGCCTTCCCTTGGAATCAAGAGAACACCCCCCTCGAAGGTTTTACAGGCCCAAGGAAGTGGCAAGAAAAAATTTTGCGAGATATTGGAAATCACATACAAAGAAACCAAAGTTTAGATATGCCAGAGATGTTTAGACTAGCCGTAGCATCAGGTCGTGGTATCGGTAAGTCAGCCTTAGTTTCTTGGCTGATCCTTTGGATGCTCACCACCCGCCTCGGCTCAACCATCATCGTCACCGCCAACACCGAGCAACAGCTACGCTCGCGCACCTGGGCTGAACTCGGCAAATGGCTTACGCTATCCATTAACTCACATTGGTTTCACAAAACCGCTACCTCACTAAAACCTGAGAAGTGGTTTGAAGAAGCACTAATACGCGACCTACAAATAGACACAGGCTACTACTACGCACAAGCACAACTCTGGTCAGAAGAAAACCCAGACGCATTTGCGGGTATTCACTCCACCTACGGAGTATGCCTAATTATGGATGAAGCATCAGGTATTCCCGCACCCATCTACTCAGTATCGGAAGGCTTTTTCTCCGAACCCACGGCAGACAGATACTGGTTTACTTTTTCTAACCCAAGAAGAAATACAGGGCCGTTCTACGACAGCTTTCATTCCAAGCGCAAATACTGGCATAACGAACAAATAGACTCGCGCGATGTAGAAGGTACGGATCAAAAACTGTTCCAGAGTATGTTAGATCAATACGGAGATAATTCGACCGTTGCGAGAGTGGAAGTGTTGGGTGAGTTTCCAAGCGCGGATGACGATACGATTATTCCTATGGAACTTGCAAGGGGTGCGGTAGAAAGAGAGGTGTCTTTGAGTGCGTCTGCGCCTATTGTGTGGGGTGTGGATGTGGCGCGATTTGGTGGGGATAACTCTGCGTTGTGTGTGCGACAAGGTAATACTGTTCTGGAAATGAAAACATTTAACTCTATGGATTTAATGCAACTTTGCGGGGCGATAAAAAACAAGTATGATAACGAAACAGTAATGACAAAACCGCAAGAGATATTGGTCGATGTGATTGGGCTAGGTAGCGGGGTAGTGGATAGGCTGTCAGAGCAGAACTTGCCCGTGCGTGGGGTGAATGTGGCAGAAGCACCATCTACCAAAAAGAATTTTTTAAACTTGCGAGCAGAACTTTGGTTTGCAATAAAAGATTGGTTAGCACAAAGAGATTGTCGCTTGCCAAATGACGATGAATTGATAGCAGAGTTGGTTGCACCAATTTATAAATACACATCAACAGGGAAAATAAAGATTGAATCTAAAGAGGAAATGAAAAAAAGAGGGATTAAGTCACCCGATAGAGCCGATGCACTAGCACTTACTATGGCAAGTGCTGCAGCTTCATTTAGTGGAAGTCAATCATTTATGGGGTATAATTTTAAAAAACCGTTAAAGTCAAGAATTTTGAGAGTTGGATAACCTATGAAATACGATAAAAAAGATAAGAAAGCCAAAGGTACAAAAAAAGTAGATTACACAAAAATACAAAGCATTATCCGTTCTAAATTGGATGATGCCGAAGATTACATCAATCAAATAGGTAAGGAACGCGCAGAAAGCACAGAATATTACTTGGGTACTGAACCCGATAATACCAGTGATTTACAATCTGAGTTCATATCGACTGATGTTAGAGATAGCGTATTGTTTATGTTGCCATCAATCATGCGCACTTTCTTTGGCACTAAAAAAGTAGTGGAGTTTGTACCTAATAGTCCAGAAGATATTCCTGTTGCAGAGCAACAAACTGACTATATCAATTATATTGTCCAACAAAAGAATCCTGGTTTTAAAGTTTTGTACGATGCGTTCAAAGATGCACTCGTAAGAAAGTCAGGATTTGTTAAGGCTTTTTGGGATGACACCATGAGTTCCACAACGCACGAATACACAGACATTGATCCGATGTCATATCAAGCATTAATCATGGATAAAGACGTAGAAGTGGTAAAAGAGTCGGTAAAGATGGAATCTATGACCATGATAGACCCACAAACCAACGAAGAAATTACACAAGAATCACCCGCAAGTTATGACCTAACAATTAGAAGGGTGAAAAGAAAGGATCAAGTCTGCATAGAAGCTGTACCGCCAGAAGAAGTTTTGATATCAAGAGATGCAAGAAGTTTAGAATCTTCTAGTTATGTTGCGCATCGAATGGTAAAGACTGTATCTGACTTAGTTGCTATGGGATACGATAAAGAAGAAATAGAGGAATATGCGGGGTCTGGATCGTCTTTTGATGCTAACACCTACACGGAAAGAGAAGCACGAAACCCACTCGGTGAAGATGTCTACCCTACGTCTAGCACCGAACACTCAAAAGAAGTTTTATACATTGAACATTATTGTTTTTACGATTTAGACGATGATGGTATAGACGAGAGGATCAGAGTATGCACAGTTGGTAATGGCGCGAATATTGTCAACTGCGAACCTTGGGATGACCTTCCTATTGTCATGTTCTGCCCCGATCCAGAACCTCACACCTCTATTGGTAGTTGCCCCGCAGATTACGTTAAACCAATACAAGCAGCTAAATCACAGATTATGCGCGACACATTGGATTCATTGGGTCACTCAATATTCCCAAGAATGGGTGTGGTTGAAGGACAAGTAAACATTGATGATGTATTAAACACTGACATTGGACAACCGATTAGAATGCGTGCGCCAGGTATGGTGCAACCTTTCTCTGTACCATTTGTCGGTAAAGAAGCATTCCCTGTTCTGGGTTACTTAGACGAATCCAAAGAAAACAGAACTGGTGTATCTAAAGCAAGTGCTGGTTTAAACGCTGATGCACTGCAATCCACCACTAAATCCGCAGTTTCAGCGACTATGAGTGGTGCGCAAGGCAGAATCGAGCTAATTTGCCGTCATTTTGCAGAAGGTGGGATGCAACAATTATTCAAACTTGTTAATGGTTTAGTGATAAAACATCAGGATTCACAAGCAGTTTATCGCCTAAATAACGAATTTATCGCTGTTGATCCGCGTTATTGGGATGCAGATAAAGATATGGTGATTAATGTCGCAATAAGCAAGTCTAGCGATGAAGAAAAGTCTGCATTGCTAGCGCAGTTAGCGGGCAAGCAAGAGCAAATACTACAAACTATGGGAATGAATAACCCATTGGTTAGCTTGCAACAATATTCCAATACATTAACTAAAATTATTGAGATGGCTGGATTTAAAGACGCGCAATCGTTTATTAATACGCAAGTACCGCCTATGCCACCACAACCAGAAGAACAAAAACCAGATGCAGCAGAGATGTTAGCGCAAGCTGAAATGCAAAAAGCGCAAGTGCAAGCGCAGAAAGCAATGATTGATTCTGAAACAGATAGAATGAAAATTATCATGGATGACGATAGAGATAGAGATAAAGCAGAAGCTAACATTAGATTAAAAGCTGCTGAACTTAATGCTAAATATGGTGCGCAAGTAAATGTGGCAGAAATAAATGCGTTAATGGAACGTGATAGAGAAACGCTTAGACAGATCGCTAAGACACAATCACAAGGATTATTTACAGGTGGAAATCCAAACAACTAAGTATTATGACATTGAGTTTTTAGAAGGTGATGAAATATTTACAGGAACAGATATCCCAGCTAATTCGGAAGAAGAAGCAATAAATAAAATGATGTTTATGTTTATGGGAAAAATAGATCAAAACTCAGAATTAATACATATTGAAGAAAACAGGATACATTGATGCCTTATTCTAAATACACAGACAAGCAAAAAAAATTAGCTAGAGTTGCAAAACCAAGAAAGAAAATTACAAAAGCTGATTTAAAAAAAGTTAAAAGAAGAAAAGGTAAATACGCATGAAATTTAAATTTGTTAAAAACTTAATCGGTGCTGTTGCACCAACAATCGGTACTGCTCTTGGTGGGCCTATGGGTAACATGGCAGCTAATATGGTAGCTGATGCTTTGGGTTGTGAGCCAACGCCAAAGAAGATAGAGCAAGCAGTACAGCAAGCAACGCCAGAACAACTAGCAGAACTTAAAAAAATTGATGCTGACTTTGAGGTTCAAATGAAAGAGTTAGAAGTTGATCTCTACGCTCTCCAAACAAAAGATATACAAGATGCGAGAGGTAAGTTTTCTAAAGACTGGACTACCCGAATTATGGGTATTGCTACTTTGGGTGGATTTATGGGTTACATCTTTTTGGTAACGCTCCAACCACCAGAGCAGAACAGTGAGGCACTCATTAACTTAGTTCTCGGCTACCTTGGAGGCCTTGCAAGTGCTGTAATTAGTTTTTATTTTGGTGCATCTAATGGTGGTAGCAAGGACTAATGGAAACATCTCAGAACGGAATAGATTTAATTAAGCATTTTGAAGGTTGTCGATTAGAGCCTTACTTATGCAGTGCCAATGTTTTAACGATAGGTTACGGTCACACAAAAGATGT